AGATTGCGCAGTGATAATAAAATGGAACTACAATTTGGTGCTGGCATTTCAAGTAATAATGACGAAGAAATTGTTCCTAATCCTGACAACGTTGGAAATGGTTTAGCTGGATTTCGTCGTACAATTGATGTTGACATTGACCCATCTAATTTTTTATATACTAGAACATACGGCCAAGCACCAGCAAATACAACATTAACTGTAACATATACTACTAGTACAGGAATTGATGAAAATGTTGCTGCAAATACATTAACTAACATTAAATTAGTTGAGTATGTACAAGATATAAATTCTACTAATAATGCAAGTATGGTTAATTTTGCAAAGAATTCTGTATCTGTAAATAATGCGACCCCAGCGGTTGGTGCAAAAAATGTAGAAACAATTCAGGATATTAAAAATCATGCATTAGCTAATTTTGCAACACAAAATCGTTCCGTAACTCGAGAAGATTATATAATACGTGCATATTCAATGCCGGCCAGATTTGGTAGTGTTGCAAAGACATACATTGTGCCAGATGATCAAATTGTTCAACAAGAATTAATTGATACGCGCGTTCCAAATCCTTTGGCATTAAATATGTATGTTTTGGGTTACAATTCATCTAAACAATTGACTCAATTAAATCAAGCAATCAAAGAAAATTTAAAAACATATTTAAACTACTATAGAATATTAACAGACGCAATAAATATCAAAGATGCATTTATTATTAATATCGGCGTCGATTTTCAAATATCAGTTTTATCTAATTATAATAGCAACGAGGTGTTATTAAATTGTATAGAAACAGTAAAAACATATTTTGATCCAGATGTTTGGCAAATCAATCAGCCAATTGTTAAATCAGATATTATGAATATTTTAGCAAATGTTCAAGGAGTTCAAAATATTATTAACATACAAATTAAAAATTTATTTGAAACTTCATTAAATTATTCGGGAAATGTTTATGACATTGATACTGCTACAAAAAATGGTGTAATATATCCATCATTAGATCCAAGTATCTTTGAAGTTAAATTTCCGAATCAAGATATTAGAGGTAGAGTTGTAAATTATTAATCTTTTTATATTTATATGTAAAAAGGATCATAATGGGCGTATTGAATACAAATCGTTCACAAATTGTTGCCGGTGGATTAATTTCTGCTAGTTTTGTACGAGATTTATATGATGTATTTACTGGCAATGTAACTGAATCAGTTTCTATATCCGGTTCATTAAACGTAACAGGTAGTATTGTTGGCACATTATCTGGAACAGCAGCTACTGCGTCGTACGTATTAAACGCTGTTAGTTCTTCATATGCAGCAACGGCTTCATATGTAGCAAATGCAGTTTCTGCATCATATGCAACAACGGCTTCATACATAACTGGTTCGGTAGCACAAACTACAACGGGGTCGTTTAATTATGTAAATGTTTCTAGCACATTTATTACGCAAGGAACCGTATTTATATATACAGCATCATTGCCTACTACAAATCCAGGCGTTATAAATCAACTATGGAGAAGTGGAAGTTATTTAATGATCAGCACCGGCTCTGGAAGTTAAGGTAATTATGTTTAGAATATTTTATGCACAGTCTGATGCTACGGTATATGAGGGAGCTACTACTAGTAGCGCTACTAGTCTTACAAACACTGGGTTAGATGAAGTATTAGAAATTGGGAAACGTTTAAGTACGGATGGCAGTACTTTGTTAAAATCTAGATCATTGATTAAATTTGATATGAGTGAGATTCAACAAGTATTATCAACATATTCAGTACCATTGAGTTCATGCAAATTTATTTTACAGTTATTTACAACTCATGCAAAAAATTTGCCAAGCGAATATACAATCGATGCAAAAATTGTAGCACAGCCATGGGTTAATGGCACCGGATATTTGGGTGCATCTCCGATTATAAAAGATGGCGTGCAATGGGCAAAACCATATGCTTCATGGTCATTGGATAATTTATCTGGAAGCTCTTGGATTTCTAGCTCTCAACAAATTCAAGTAAATAGTTCGTCATTATATGTATCTGGATCTGGATATGGGGGTAGTTGGTTGTGGCAATCGGGTAGTGGATTTTTTAATACATCTAGTTTTAATCAAGTATTTTTTCATCAACCTGGTTTAGACGAAAATGAATCGTTTTCTTATCGTCCAACTGACATCTACATGGATGTAACTGATGCAATCGATTTATGGATTAGCGGCAGCGGTGGACATACCATAGAAAATAACGGATTCATATTAAAATTTTCTGATTCAGATGAGATTGATGCTGGCGTAACTGGTTATATTCGATTTTTTAGTAGAGATACACATACCGTATACGTTCCTAGATTGATCATGTATTTCGATAATTCAGAATATAATTCTACATTAAATGATGTTGATTTAGAATCGTTTTTAATATATTCAAAATTAAAACCAGAATATAAAGATACTGAAATAATTAAACTAAGAATTTATGCACGAGATAAATATCCTATAAAATCTCCGACAAATTTGTTTCCTACACAAACCGTACAAAAATTACCAACTACTACATATTATGCAGTATTAGATGCTGCGACGGACGAATACATAATTCCGTTTGATAATATTTATAATAAAGTAAGTTGCGATAATACTAGTAATTACATTTACATGGATATGAATGGATTTATGCCAGAACGATATTATCGTTTAGAATTCATGATTACAGATGGATTTACGCAGCAGTATATCGATGACCAAATTTATTTTAAAGTAGTTAGATAATGGCAAAACAACAAGATTTAGCAGGTAGCCCAGGTAAAGATCCAAATTCTGAAGAATTCGTAGTTGCATCACCGTCATCATTTTATTTACAAAATGGTTTAACGGCAATTTCAAATAACACTGCAATTATACCTAGAGATTCTGCAGGAAATATTATTATAACTGAAAATAGTGATGATAATCCGTTACTTATTATCGAACCAACTGCCAGACAAATCAGCAAACAAAGTTTTTTAAATACCATACAAACTAGATTTCAATATTTTAGTTTTCCTGCAACCGTTTTTGCTACAGGTAGTTTTGAACCAGCTCCGATAAATTTAGAAGATATTTTACTCGATCCTATTTATTCGAGATATAAACCAACAGAACCTAGAAGAATTTTAACTGGTACGCCTTCTGGTATATTGATGGATGAGTTAGTTGATGGTAGTCCTACTCAAAAAATAAACAGATATTTTATTAATAAAGAAATAAAAAATTCTGGTGCAGATCTTAGATTTAGAATCAAATTGCAACACCGTTTTGATACGCCATTGGCACTTAGAATTGGAACTGCATTCTTTTATATTGCAAAAACTACAGTACAGGATGGGGAAAATCGAACGTTTTTGGGACCGTTTTTTAATTCAAATTTTGAAAACCCGCAACAGCAAGCAGCATTTGTACAATTGATAAATGATATCATAACAAATGCAACGGAATATTGCACTTTAGGTATAGATAGGGGTGTCGATTCCCTTGCAAGGCAAAAGTTTATAACAATTTTTAATAGTATACCACCTGCAAATTCAATAATGCTACCAGCGGCAGTAACCAATGATTTAAGAGCTGTTTTACTAGCTCCGGAGCAAGCCGCAAATACTTCAGTAGGTGCTAATAATTTAATACTTACTATTTATCAAATTGACGCATTACGACCTAATTTAAGATCTACATTATTAACTCAATTAGATAATTATTTAGATCAAGTACAACAAGCTAGCCCCGGTCGCATCGGACAATATGGAGTTCAGGATCTATATATCGATGTTACTATTCCAAATTCTTCAATTGAGCAAGGCGATGTTTTTGGTATAACTGCAATTTGTAATATAAATGAAGAATTTACATTTCATACAATAAATTCTGATACGTCGTATTGGTCCGTAACAAATGCAAATAAAGTGGTAGATGAATGGAATAATTTATTAGTAAGCGGATCAAATGCAGGATAGTAAAATATGTTAACGCAGTATAAAAATATTGAACAAATATTAATTGCATCTCGATCTTTATCGGCCGAACGATATACTGCATCTGATGTTTCTGATTTTCAAACAAATGTAACGTTTAATGATGATATCATACAACGTGATATTAGCGATCGGATTGAACTACATGTATATCTTGACCAAACATGGATCACTGCAAATCACAATGTTCCTACAGTAGTAAGTATTCCGCAATACTATGATGGTAATAATATTATATCATTTACTACTCAGCCGTTAGCTATTGATTTATATTCACAATTACAAAATCAATTAAACATATCAGCTGGTCAGTTTAGGTTTGTAGTTAACTTTTTTAAAAATTTAATTGGAAATTACGATTTACAGTATTTAAAAATTCAAGAAATTTCTCCGGATCGTACAGAGATTGCACTTAAATCTACAGCGCCAAATAATTCTACATATTTACAAGAAGTAACTAAGTTTATACAAACTACAAATTTAACTAATTTACGAGCCGAGCCTAAGCAAAAAACATTGTTATTAAATTTTAGCAGAAATAATACTGCTACTATTATCAATGCAGTAGAAGTAAGAGGCATATTATATATTAAATTATACGAACCACTGTCTGAAGATATTTTAGAAGGGTTTAAATGCTGGATTGTCGAGGAACAAAAGCAACCGTATGTAGATAATGTCGTTATAAACCCAGCCGATACGCTTCCTATAACAAACATTTTATCAGGTCCGAATTGGCAAGCAAATTATTCGTATAATACCTCTGCAGAAACTGGATTTAAAACGTGGACCGATTTATTAGGATCTTCATTATCAACATCTCAACAAATCATCGATGCATATTTTTCGGGAAGTTTGTCCGGGATGAAATTAAACATTGATTATTCAGATTTTAATAATTTTATTTTTTATAGCACAGCAACTGATAGATTAGAAAATTTTAAATATAAATTAGAATTATTAGAGTATTATGCTCAACAAAGTGCATCATTGGCTTTAACAAATGGCACAGCTGCACAGACAGATGCTGCGACATTTCAAACTCAAATAACTAATTTAATTGGAGGATTTGATGGGTTTGAACAATATTTGTATAATCAATCTTCATCAATATTAACAACGTTTACAAATCCATTAGAAACGCCAATTGTTGCTCAATTAACTGGCAGTTATATAACGCCAGCACCTAAATTAAACTCAACATATCCATATATTAATGCACCAACAACTAGTTCTCAGTTTGTTACATGGTATAGTTCATCATATGAATATGCAAATATATACGATACATTTAATATAAATTCTTTATATCGAAATATTCCGGCATATCAAAGAATTGATACTAATAATGTTGATATGATTACATTTGTTAATATGTTAGGACATCATTATGACATATTATATACATACATTAATCATATGTCTCGTATCAATAAACGAGAAGAAAATCCAAAACTTGGTATGCCAAATGACTTGCTATATTCAGTAGCAAAACAATTTGGTTGGAATTTAACTAATGGAAATCAAGACAAAGATCTTTGGCAATATGTATTAGGAACATCAGAAGCTGGAGTACCGTTAACAGGTTCAAATACAGTTGGCGATCCGTCTGTTCCAGCGATGGATATAACATATACCGTATGGCGTAGGATTATCAATAACTTGCCATTACTACTAAAGTCTAAAGGTACTAAACGAAGTGTACAAGCATTATTATCTTGCTATGGTATTCCGCAATCTTTAATTAGTATTAATGAATATGGTGGTCCGCGATTAGAACGAGCACCAATATATGAAAAGTTAAATTTTGATTATGCATTAGATTTAAGTGGCAGTTCAGCTGGTACTGTAACGGTTAATTATTCACAATCAATAAATGCTGTAGAACTTAGATTTAAAACGGCAGACGTTGTAAAATATCCTACAATACCTAGTACCATGAATTTATTTACAATAGGTTCAAATACAGTAACTTTAAATTTTACTAGCGGAAATAAAGGGGTTGTACAAATAAATGGAACTAGTTCAAATCAAATTGAATTGTTTGATGGCAATTGGCTTAATTTGGTTTTACGAACTAATGGAACTAATTTAGATGTCGTAACCAAGAAATCTAAATATGGATCAATTGTAGCAGCAGCATCTGCATCTGCAACAGCTTCATTTGCAGGATCGGGCACGTTGACATTGGGTGGAACATCTACTGGTGCTAATAGATTAGTTGGACAATTACAAGAACTTAGATTTTGGTCATCTAGCTTAAATGATGAAGCATTTAATAATCATGTTAAAGCTCCTGCTGCATATAATGGAAACATTGATTCTTATGAAGAATTAGTTTTTAGATTGCCGTTAACACAAAATATAAATCATAATTTAACGGGAAGTTTAACCGGAGTTGAGCCATATCCATCGAATATATCTGCATCATTTTCTGGTTGGTCATTGGCAACACCGTATGATTCAATTGAAGAAACATATTATTATGATGCAATTTCATTAGGTGGTAGTACATTTGATGATAATAAAATACGATTAGAAAATAATGATTTAGTTGGAACTTTGAGTCCTACAAGCAGAGCAGAACGAAGTCAATATGATAAAGCTCCATTGGACAGTAAAAAATTGGGAGTATATTTTTCTCCACAAACAATGATTGATGAAGATATTATTGCACAATTAGGATTTACTAATTTAGATGATTATATCGGCGATCCGGGGAATTCAAATCCATATGGATATCCTGAATTAATTGTTGAGGCTCAAAAATATTGGAAGAAATACACTGATAAAAATGATTTTAATTCGTATATTTCAATGTTTACGTTGTTTGATTTATCATTTTTTAAACAGTTGGAACAATTATTGCCAGCGCGAGTCGAAAAAATTACAGGTGTTTTAGTACAACCGAATATATTAGAACGAAACAAAGATACAATATTACCGATACTACAAAAAACAAATGACACATATAATGCACAGTTGTCTAGTACGTTGCCAACCGCGTCTGCATATTATCTTCAATATACTGGATCAATTGATGGTAAAATAATGACATTGTCAGGAACTGATGATGACCAACTACAAGGTTATTTAACGGCATCGGTTGCTCAAAAATATAATGGTACGACATATAGTTATCAATATTTAACATATTCTGGTAGTACATATTATACTAGTTCTACTCCATATTGGCGTAGTGAAGTTTCATTTCCGGCAATCACATCGAGTGTAACATCGGAATATAGATTTGTATCAGGTACAGTATCAGCTATAACAAGTTCTGGGCCTATAGCATATTATGGTACAG